CATTGCCAATTTGAGGCGGCTAGACTCTTCGGCCTGTTGCTTTGTGACGGCGCCAAATTCCTTTTGCCGCTTAATCATCAATTCAACTTCGGAACGCCCCTTTAGCAAAAGTTGCATTGTTCCTTGGTCAAGGCCCATCATGCGGCCCATATTATTGGCCGTGGTACGGTCCATTTTGCTGAAACGGTCAGACAGTTCAAGCAGCAGGTCGTTGACGGGTTTGGCTTTCCCTTGGGTATCCGCAAGGCTCAAGCCCAGCGCGGAGAAATAGGGAATAAGGCCGCTTTGCCCGGTAAGCTGCAATTCCGTTTGCGACTTACTGAGCATATCCATGGTGCCTTGGAGCCCGGACGCGGAACCCCCGGCAAGTTCGGCCGCATTGGACCAGGCGGATACGGTCGCCACGTTGGCACTGAGATTTTGCGAAAGACGGTCGAGGGCGGCGGACGATTCGACGGTTTGTTCAATGAACCGCTTAACGGCCACGGTGCCGCCAATAATTGCCAGGAATTTGGTCGCGCTCTTGGCTACATTCTCGAAACTTTCGGCGCCGTCCTTGCCCGATTTTTTAAGCTTTGCGCCGGTTTTATCGGCTTCGGCGCCGGTGTCCTTGAGGCCCTTGTCGACCTTGTTCTTACCCGCGCTAAATTCCGAAGAATCTAGCCCAAGTTTTACAAGCAAGCTGTCGATGATTGTAGCCATGTGGATTATTCCCGGTTCGCCAAAGCGTTATTGTAGTCATCTACCGTTATGACTTCCAGCATATCGTAGACGTCTTGCACCCCATAAACCGTATCCAATTCGTGCAGCGTTGCCATGCGTTTGGAAAGCAACGTGCCGATAACGGCCGAAAGATTCAAGTATTCCGCGAACCCTTTTTGCGGGCCGCCGCCGGGGAGCCTTCGGAGATTGAGGGGGCGACGGCCTTCAAAAAACCCGTGTGCAATTTCCACACTTCGGCGCGAAGTTTCACGCGGGTCGAAATTTCTTCAATGTCCTCTTCAATCAAATTTCGGACAATTTGCGGTTTGCTGGGGTCCGGCATGATTTGCACGCAAGACCACATTTCCGCAAGCAATGGCTCCGCGACTTCCCATTTGAGGCCGGACAGGGCACGAATGCCGACTTCCGCCATTCCAGCCATGCCCATGCGGTCAAACCCTTCCGGGACTTCGACGCCGCTTGACATGAGGGCCAGGAGCGCCCGCATTGCCCAAGATTCCGCCCGGCTGGCGGGTAGTTCGGTTAAAACGAAAACCTTACCGTGGTCGCGGCCTTCGTCTTGAATGGTGTAATTTGCTGTCGTGCGTGCCATTGTGATACCTCTCCGTATCGTGATTCCTCTCCCGTGGTGTTAAGGCGCCCCCGGCGTGCTTCGGGAGAGGGCAAAGCGGCTTTGTGGGCCTTGCCGGAGGCTAACTGGTGCGCCTGTTACAGCAGCGAACGGTTCACGCTTTCCCAGGTAATGACGTAATCCACGGGCTGCAGGACTTTTTGCGCGTCCGGGATTTGCTTTGCATTCGTGAGAATGCCGCGGGTCAGCGTGAAAGATTCGCCGGTCGAAGGCAACGCGATTGAACCGGAAATGTAGAACACTTCCCGCGCCGTCTTCATTGCCTGAATCAGTGCGGTGAAAATGTCCTTGCTGGGGCTATCGGCCTGCAGCGTAACGGTTTGCTTCGTCGGGTTCGGAATGAAACCGGCGGTCATGCGGCCGTCGACGCCCATTTGAACTTCGGCCAGGTCAATGGCTTCCGTGGTGAAAGCCTTGTCGCTGGCGTAGCCGCGAAGCTGCACCGGGGCCGGGAACAAGCCCGCGACCACGATGGTAAAAACGCTGTTCGCGCTGGTGATTGTGGTATCAGCCATGATTGTTCCTTACATGATGTCAATAGATGCGACGGTGATCTTTTGGACCGCGCCGCCGTCGGTGTACCAAAAGTTGATTACCGGCGTTCCGCGATTGCCGCGCACTTGCGCACCAGGGTCGAGAATTTGCAGGTAATAGCCTTGTTGCTCAATGATGGTCGACACGTCCAAACCGGCGGCCTGATTCACTTGGGCTTTTTGCGATGCCGACATGGTAATGCCGGTGCGAATGCTGCCAAAGTTGATACCGGCGGAAATTGGGTCGATCATGGCCGCACGAATCAGCGAATAGCCGGATTCGTTGTAAGGAATCGACTTAACGCTGGTCAGCAGCGAAAGCAAGGCCAATTGGAATTGACTGTTCAAATAGACTTGGTCGACAAAGGTATCAACCCATTTCCACTTGCCGGACATTTGGCCGTTGTAAAGGAAATTGAATTGATCGTTTGCGGTCGCATAGGAGCCGTAAAAGCTGTAACCGTTCGCCAGCAGATTGGCGGCGATTTGCTGGTCGGTCACAGTGGGCACGAATCCGCTTTGCGATTTGAAAGCCGAAGTGATGCGGCCATTCAGGCGGCTAAAGTCAATCGACGCCACGGTGCCCAGCATGAATGCGGCCAGGGTCACAGTGTTGTAAACCGGTACGACGCCGTCGTAGCCTAGGGACTTGGCAACCGCACCAAAACAGGTAGTCGAACCGTTGACGATGGCTTGCGCGTCCGTGTCCCAGCAAACGTACATGTAACGCTGATTTTGCGCGTTCGTCCATTCGGCAAAGAGTTCTTTGTCGGCAAGCAAAGGCTCCCAAATCGTCATGAAGTCGACCCAATTCTGAGTCGCCGCCTTGACCGCATCCATGGCCGTGGCCGGAGTGTCCGCAATGTCACCTTGGGACAGGATGGCGCCGGTCGCGCTGGTCAGCTTGAGGCCCGCGGACAGGGTGCCGGTTGCATAGCTGATTGTCGAGGATGCGCCGGTCGTGACGCTGTTTAGCGTGAAGGTGCCGTTGACCGCATTCCAGGCGCAAGTCGGTTTGCCGATGCCAGTGAAGGCCGCGGCAATCATCGTCGCCGCATTGCTGAAACTGGTTGCAGTTGCGAGATTGATGCTTGAAGACGTAAAGGCCGTGCCGTCGACGGTCACAGTCAGCACGCCGGAAAGGGCTTGCAGTTGCGCCAGGGTCATGCCGGACAGGGAGCCGGATTGCAACCAGGCGCCGCGGTCGGCTTCCACAAACGGGGCGAAATACAGCGTGCCCGGTTTGATCGTGGAATTGTCAAAGCCCAAAAAGTAAGTTTGGGCAAGGGCGTATTCCGTGGAAGACGGGCCAAAAAACGCACTCACGGCGTCGGCGCTGGCGAATGAACGCACGCCGCCGGTCGGGAGCAAAGTATTTTTGGAGAGAATGACGCCGTTCAGGGCCAGCGGATTACCGCCGGAACCAACGACGCCGGGATTGACTACGACGATATCCGATGCGGGAATTGTCACGATAGCACCTTTAGGTTGTTGAAAAAATAAACGACCACTTGAAACCGTAGGCCGACTTACGTTGCCCATGGCAACACTTTGAAATATTACTCTTGCTCACTCCAACCCGCCCGGCGCTAGATAACCAGTCAGCAGCGTCGTCGCCGTGTGAAAAGATCATCCCATTTGAGCATGCAATGGTTTTGCGTTGAGCTTCTCCGATTTTCGCACGAAGTTCACTAGACAGCAACTTTGCCCGAGCTTCCGGCGTCCATTTTGAGCCAGTTCGATTAAAACCGCGGGCGTTTAATTCTTCCTTCGTTACCGTATTACTTCGACGCATGCGTTCCCTTGACGCTTCGCACGGGACGCGGCCGCCATTTCCGCCGGTGTACAAATTGGCAAGCGAGTCAAGCCCAATATCATCAATAATTTTCTGTTCAACCGAAAACGCGGCGTCCTCTGACAAATCAATTGCCGCCAGTTCACTGGTAAAACCGTATTTATTTACGATATTTTTCCAATGCCGGTTACGTCCACAATGGGATATCGAACGTTTACCGCATCCTTTGCCGACATAGAAAATTTCGCCAATTTTTGGGCCGGATGCGTAGCGATGAAGGTAGACGTAAAAGTTGGTCATGATGCAATCACACGTCCGCCGGAATAACCAAAGCTGGATAAGCCACGTCGGCAAATTCCTGCGGAACCGTAACAGTTGGATTGTATTGCATTGATGCTGTAAGCGTCCATCGACTTTCGTATTGCTGTTCCCCGGTTAAGAGGGGCGATTGAACGCCGTCGGACGTGTACAGCGGCCTAATGTTCGCGGGGAAATGGGCAAACCCCCAATGCGACCGGAACGCGGTTTTTACGGTCTTGCAAAACTCCCCGGCTTGAGCCCCGTAAAAGTCAATTTGCACGTCAATGCGCGACGGCCCGTAGATTGTGGCGGTGTTTGCAAGCGGCTGGTAATCCGTGGCCGGTACGCTCAAATCAACTTGCAAAAGTTCCGTAAGCACGGCGCAAGGATTTGAGGGCAAGGCCACCCGGTTGACCTGTGCGCGGACGATTTGGGCGCCAGGCATGAAGGGCGTTAAAAATGCCTTGAGTGCGTCAATGACTTGGTCGACCGTAATGCTGGAAGTGTAATTCGCCATTTATTGCCCCTGCAGCACAATGGCCGCCTTAGTCCAATCGGGCCAGCTTTCAAGCACCTTGACGACAAGCCATGATTCCATTTCATTCTTGCGCTTGACGATATCGCCGCCGGTTTGATTCGGCCGCACGACGCCCGCCAGGGTGCCGCGCAAATAAATTGCCCGGATGGTGCCTTGAATATTCAGGCCGTCCAGTTGCTTGATATCGTTCGCGTCCAGGGCTTGCACTTGCGCGGGGCCGGTCACGGGGGCGGCAAACGCTGGAACTTGTTTGGCTCCGGCGCCAATGGTGTAACCCGTCGACCGCAAAACGGTAACGGTTTCATTCGGATTTATGGTGCTGGTCACACCGTTAGCGAGTCCGCGCAAGTCCATTATTCTGATACCTCAATGGCAATTGAATTGAGCATGTGCGACGTGTCAATCAGGGGTTTGGCAAAGCCCTTGGCTTCAATCGTGCTTTCGGCCAGCGCGGGCGTCGTGAAGTCATTTATGCTTTGCTGCAATGCGCCTTTGATATCTTCACCCATCAGCGCCAGCACGCGGGGGCCGTCGTAATTCGTGCCCTTTGCCAGCTTCGCCATTTTGCCGGGCCAGGTAGGAGACTCCGCGGCAATCATTTGGCGAAAGAACGGCCGGGCCGGTTGCCCCACGCTTCCAAACTCATTCCAATAGGCCACAGCGGCGACGGGCGTGCCGTCCGGGTAAGTGGCGCCTTCCATGAAGCCGACCGCAACCTCTCCCCCGCCCATGCGTTGGGCGATTGCTTCCAGGGCCTTCATGACCCCATCGGAACCGCTGAGAGTGTGGTCGGCCATATCAATACACCGTAGGCCGGGAAACGTAACGGAAACCGCGCAAGCTGGAAGTCGCTTGCCAGAATGCGGCGCCGTACTGTGATTGCTGGAACCATTGCGCGGAGCCAGGGGGCGCACCTTCAAAGGCGGCGGACACGCTACCTTCACCGGCTTGCGATAGGCGCCCCACGGGCCGCGGCATGCCGTCCGCGCTCAAAGCGCCGCCGATATAGGCGACGTGGGCGGTCAGCATGTTCAAAAGGATGGCCCGGCGGGTCAGGTTCCGCACGGGCGAATTGTTCGCATTGGACAAGTAA